ATCCACCAAATTGCTGCGGCTCCGACTAGGACGCCCACCCATTTTTTAGCTGTCATACCTTACAAAGTTACGAAAAATTGTTCGAAAATCAAACAAAAAAATTTTTTTTAAAAATAGTGTGTGTTGGTTAAACTTTTAGTTTAAAATTTATTATCTTTGCGTACGCGTGAGCTAGCAAAGATAAAAATTAAACCACCTATTTTAAACCACCTAAACCGGTTTAAATTATTTTCTTTTCACCTTTAATTTAAACCACTTTATAAGCGATACATACCAGGCACAAAAAAACCAGCGCTTGGCTGGTCTTTTGGCGGCGTGCTGGGTTGCTGACTTTGTTTTAATTGTTCAACCAGACGCGGCAATAAAATCGTTTCGTTTTTTTCTCGTATAAATTTACATAATGTCCGCCAACTCTACGGGCAAAATCAATAAAGTTTTCAACTCGGTTTATATTCCGATATTTTTTTGGTGTTATTTCTTTGTGATCCTCAAAAAAAATAATTGCTGTATAATATTCCATTTTTGTTTATCTTTGTCGTGAAAGGAAAATAAAGCAGTTAATTAGGGTTAATTGTTTTGTCCAGGCGGTCAAATTTTTGGCCGCTTTTTTTTGCAACTAACTTTAAAAATTCTATATCCTCGGGCTGTAATAAAACGCCGTTGTATTCTATACTCCAATTAGCGCCTTTCTTTACTAATTTAAAATGTTTTTGCATTAACATATAGGCAATAAAGCGTTTAGTATCTTTTCTCATAATTTTTCTATTTCTTTTTTAACTTCTCGCCAATAATATACATTATAAGGAGTAGGGTGTATAACGCTTAAAATTTCATCTACTGTTATTAATGCACAATTTTTTGCAAAAGATATATCATTTTCATAAAAAGTTTGTGTGTACATAACAAACATTGACATTAATTTTATTGCTTTTTCTTTTGGTTTATAATTAGTATCTTCTTTCATATAAATTATTTTCGTTTTTATAAATATATTTTTTATCGATCCAAATTTTGCATAATTGTTTGGCCCAGTTTGTACCTTTTGCGTTTTGCTCCATAATATCCGCAATTAAATCTTTATAGCTTACTGGATATGTAAGAAGTACGTTTATTATGTTTTTGTGGTCAATTTCTGTAAATTGTTTTGGGTGCTTAATTTCAGGCTTTTTGCTTTCACCTTCAATTTGTATTTGCTGCCAGTTGCCGCCAATATTCATAAGTACGACCGGCTCAAAATCTTCACTGGATCGTAAAAACCTAGGCTGTAAAGTAAAAGTCTTTTTGTCTTTGTCTTTTACCATTTCTAAGGTGCTAGAGGCCCAGCGATCACAATTAGAGCCAAGGTGTCCTAATGTCTGCGCGCCTACGCCTTTACCTTGGTGCAGTACTCCTACAAATAAACAGTTATAAACCTTTGTAAGACGTTTAAACCAGTTTACTAGCTTGCGGCTCTCTATTTCGCTGTTATAGTCAAAAATAAGATCCAAAAGGCCGTCAATAATGATAATAGGGCAATCCAGGTTATTTTCTAAATAATTAACAATTAAAGACCTTATTTCGCCTGGTCCGTCCTCACGAACGGTGAAGCAGTCACACCAGTGCGGTAAATTGTTAAGATTGCTAAATTGCTTAATTCTATTAACTTGTCTATAAAAGTCGTAATCGCTGCTCTCGGTGTCAAAATACGCAATTCTGCGCCTTCCTTCCGGAAAAGTAAATTTCATTGAAAATACTTCACCTGGTTGGAAAGCGCTTGCTATTGCGGCCGATAATATAGTGCTTTTTGCTGTTTTTGGTAAGCCCGAAATCACAATAAAATTTTGTAAAACTCCTATGGGCTTATTTTGAACGGTAAACACTACCTGGCTTTGTGGGGGGATATAGTCAGGTTTAAATTTTCTAGCTGCAAGTTTTTCTTCTAAAGTTAATTTGTTTTGTCCGTCTATCATTAGATCCTTTGTAATAAACCAATTAAAATGGCTGCAATAATTAGGGCTATTACAGCTTGAAAGTTGGGGCTACATCTCAATAACCTTAACATTATTTTCCTTTTCATTTTCTATTTTTTCTAGGGTTAAAAAATACTCGTTTGCTAATATTTCGCACTCTCTTAAAAGTGTGGAAAGTCCTATTTTACTATGATTGTTTTGCATTTCTTTAGCGCAAAGGATCTGCAATAATACGTGTTCATATTTTGTCATACCAGGTATTGGGGCTACTAGGCGCCCGAATTGATCCTGGACTGGCATAACTGGAAAAGCTGGGGCGTTTTTATCTATTTTCATTTTCTATAATTTGTGCAGTGATACTATTAGGGTTATTTCTTACTATTAAAATTTTATTTAATTCTAAATTAAATTTTGCCAGTTCTTTAATTAATGTTTCTGGTATTCCGTATTCATATTTTTCATAATCGTGTAAAACTTGTGCAAGATCAAGTGTCATATTTCTTAACTGCTTTACAGCTGTGGTAGATAAATTTTCTAGTTTCATTTGATTAGTTTTAAAGTTCGTTATTAGGTTGTTTTTCAGTATATTCCTTAACTGCAATAGATAAATACTTATTATTGTTTTTACTAATTTTTACCCAGCCAGCAATTTCATACATCTTGCCGTCTGCTTTAAAATAGCCCTGGTAATCGGGTTGCTTTTCGTTTTTTTTGTTTTCTACTTTGTTCATTGATCCAAAGCCGTCGGCTAGATCTTTTAAATAATCGTTTTTCATTTGTTTAGTTTTAATAAATTGATTAATCTGTATGTATAATAAAAAATATGTGAAGCTGCATAAGTTAAAATGCAAAGCGGTATTGATATTACAATAAAAAAAATTATTGCAATAAATCTTATTAATTTTCTTCGCATTGGAAACTGTTTTCTAGTCTTTTAATGTCGTACTGGTAATGCTCTAGGGCCGCGTCTATCAATATCCTAATTTCAAAAGATAGATCAAACGGAACGTCATTTTCGTTTAATGATAAAAATTTACCACTTGTAGAATAGAAAAAAAATGTACATTGTTCGTACGGTGTAAGTGCGCGCAGTGCTTCTAGGCGCAAGATTTTAGATTGTAAGCTGGCTATTTCGCCCAGGATCTTACTGTCGGTTTTAAGGTGCATATTTAGGGTTTTTTGTTTGTCGTTGGTAAAATTATAGTAAAAACGTTTAAACTACCAAATTTATTTTATTAGGGCATAAAAAAGCCCAGTATTGAAATACCAGGCTTTTACTAATCCAAATCAAAATTTATCTAACCAAACTTGCTTCCTTATGCTAAAAATAGTGCTTTTTCCTCACTTCTGCGCCTTACTAGGCCCGGTAAAACTACCTTTTGGCCGTTTACTGTACCTTTATTCCAGCGGTCAAATTGGGCCGCTACTGTCTCTTTATCTGTGCCACTATTTAATAATCTTAAAAGTGTGCTTTCTCTAAAGGCGTCTATGCCAATATTATAAACAAAACTTGTTAGGCTGTCTAATTGGTTTTGATTAATAGGCACTTTAACCAGGGCTTTGATCTGTGGCACTATCTTTTTTGTTTCTTTTCTAAGCCACTCTAGCGCTTTAGCCTGGGTTACAGTATCACCTAATTTTACTGGCCTTTTAGCGTCAAAATTATACGTGCTTCCATATCCCACGGTAGCTTTTCCAACTGGATCTATGTACGCGTTTAAGTACTTATTGATGTCGTCGGCCTCAAACTTTTTAATCAGTTCTTCTGCCTTTGCTCCTACTGCCATTGTGCTGCTTAATAAGATTAACGCCACAATTCCAATAACCAAGTATTTTTTAGCCTGGCTTGTCATTATGGGCGGTTATTTAAGTTAATGTCGCTGTCTTTTGCTGCAAATAAACCTAGGCCGCTTAATATGGCTGTAATACCAGTTGCCACGTCGCCTTTAAATACAGTTGCTACGCCAGTAATCACTGCGCCTAGTCCAAATAAAGATGTTTTCCAGTTCTTGAACATAAAATTATTTTTTAGTTACAAAATCAAGTTTTGTTTCAATGCGCGCAAGACGGTCTAGTATTTCCGTATTGGTATTATTGTGCCTGGATAGATCACGTTCTATTTTATCTAATCTATTTTTAGTCGTAAAATAAAAGCCACCACCAGCGGCAATAAAAACACATATACTAAATAACAGTTCTGTCGTCATTGCTTTCGTCTTTTAATATTTCCTTAGCTACTGCGTTGTAAGCATTTGCCGCTGTTAAAGCTGCGTCTAAATTTTCAAATAAACTGCTTTTAGTAGCTGCGTCTAAAATTTGTTTTAAAATTGCAAGTGCTTGTTTGGTTTCCATTTGTTTAGTATTTAAAGATTAATTAAGCTAATGTAATATTTAACTTAGTAGCAGCCCATTCGTAAGCCCACTGGTTAACGTCGCTTGATGTTCCCCATTGATCATACTGCGGCTCACCCATTGTTAAATTTCCGTCTGCAAGTCTAACTTCTGCGCTATCTAATAACTGCCAGTAAAACGTTGCACTGTTATTTAAATTGTCGTTGATGATAATTAGGTTAAAAACGGTTGCTGTTTGTAAAGATCCGTTTACCCAAATTTGAATAGGTTGTATTTGTTTCATATTATTTTATTTAAGGTACTATTGTTAAAACTCCTAAATTGCTATAAATATCGCCACTAACTAAACCCGCTGGGCTTGTTGGTATTGCTGAAATATTTATTACTCTTGTACTTTTTATTGTTAATGCAGTGGCACCACCCGATACCTGAAATAAGAAATTGTTTCCGTTTGCAGTTCTAAAAAAAGCATTGTTACTATCATTTGCTATTAAACAAGTTCTGCCACTACCAGTATCAGTCATTAATATTTCAGGTGTACTTGTAGCTGATAAAGTAGTATTACCATTAACTTGTAATTTAGCTCCGTTGTCTGTTGTTGTGCCGATTAGTAGGTTTCCACTTGATGAAACCCTTAATCTTTCAGAACCACCTGTAAAGCCTTGAATAATTTGAGTACCATTTGAACCTTGCCAACCCGTTAAATTAGAATTATCGCCAAAAAAATAACCATAAGTATTTACTACAAAAAATTTACCATTTGAAGCAATTACATCATTACTAAACGTTGCAGCGCCGGTACTTGCTATTGTTAATCTATCAGTTCCACCTACTGCAAATGATAAAGCACCACCTGCATTTTGTGCATTTATTCTATGACCTACACCAACTGTTCCACTTATTGTATAATTTGAAAAAGCTAAAGACCTTCCTGAAATTGTACCTGCACCACCTCTAAAATATTCACCTTCATTTAATCCTAAAACTTCTAAAGTTGTTGCTGGAGAGTTTGTTCCGATACCTAAACTACCAGCACCGGTTAAAGTCATTAATCTATTGGCTAACTGATTATTCCAAAAAGATATTTCGCCTCCGGTTGTGTTTGAACTTAATGCGAGGTTATTTGAACTTGTACCTATAATTCCGACACCAACTCTTATTGTATTGTCTGCATAAATTGAACCGGTTACTCTTGCTGCACCATTGACATCAAATTTATATCCCGCGTCTGTTGTAGTTCCGATTAAAAAATTTCTTGCCGCACTTATTCTAGCTGCTTCCTGGACACTAACCGCCCCGGCGTCATAAATGCCAAATAACATTGGGCTTGCGGTTGTGCTTCCGTTGAAAATACACATATCACGATCAGCACTGCCCTGGATAAAGTTATTTGTATTTGTTGCAATAGCTAAACCAATCCTTTTAGTCGGCCCAGTTTCTGCGCTATCTATTCTCAAACTTGGCGCTGTTGCACCTACTATCTGGATCCCGTTGTCGCTGCTTGCACTTCTTACCACTAATTTACCAGATCCAACAGTTGAAGTGCCAATTAATACTTGGCCCGTTGTCTTTTTAACGGTTAATGATTGTAAAGCGCCTACTACGTCAAATATTTCAAAGTCATTGGCACCAGCGTTGTATAAATTACCAATACGCCATAAACTAGATCCACCATTTTGAAAAGCTATTCTAGTATCATTTGTAGCAACTGTTTGGTTGAATTGCGCTATTGTATTACTAGCAGAATGTACGTCAAAACTTGCTGTTGGTGCATTTGTATTAACGCCTAAACGGTTATTAATACTATCCCAAAATAAGTTATTAGATCCAGTGATACTTGAAGCAGCGCTAAAGTATGTAACCTGTCCGGCTGCCCCGCTTCCCGTAATTGTACCAGTGCTACTAGGGCTTAATAGATCCCATGTAGTACCGTTATCACGGTATAAATCTAACGTGTTTGTCGATACAAAGATCCTACCAACAAAACCAGCTGCGGGCCTATTGGCTAACGTATCGGCGTAAAACGCCGGCGTTTGTCTTTGGTTTAATATGGATAAATCTATGTTTGGCATTATAATAAGTAATTTTTCTTAACAGTTACCAGGTTATTAAAGCCCCCTGAATTAATAAAGTTAGCAAAGAAGCGACGTGTTGTAAATTCGCCCTGGTTGCCTTCTATTTGTAAACTTTGATTTTGTTGCAGCGTTACGCTTTCAATCTGTACGGCATTAGATCCGTAATTGATAAATAAAATACTATTGCAGTCGCTTGTAACGTAACCGCTAACGTCATACGTTATAAAGTTTACGTCGTATTTTATTAGATCCGCTGTTACTTTAAAATCGGCCATTTTGTTTTTTATTAAAGGTGAAAGTAAAATTAAATAGTGTAAGGAACGCCCACACGTTTAACTCCGCTTATCTGGTTAACGTAATAAGTTATATATCCTTCGTCTTGTTTATGCTCTAGCTGGCGCATTGGCTCGCTAAAACTTTTAATTTGATCAACAATACTAACGGCTTCGGTTGTTACTCCTGGCTGCGTTTGTGCGGCTGCTGGTGTGCTTGATCCTGGAACGTCCGGCATACCTGGTTGTGTTACTGTCATTACTGGTTTCTTTTTATACATAAAGAAATACCAGTAAGCTGCGCCAGCTGCAAGTAATAATATTAAATTTTTGTTTTTCATAGTTCAAACATTGTTTTTTCCTCGTCTGTTAAAATATCTTCAGGGTTAAAGCCACTTCTTAAGGGCCCTATTTCAATAGATCCTTTTCTTTTTTTAGTAGCCACGTAAATTACTACGCCAGCTAATAAAAGTAATATTAATGTACTTCCTTTTGTTTTCATCTTAATAGTTTTTTAAACCGTTAACATATTTTATTAACTGGTTTACTTGATCTGCGCTAAAACGATCCGCGGGCCAACTTAAAGCACCGCCACCTTGTAGCCAATTTAATAGATCCTTGCCTTTTACCTGGTTAAATTTATCTGCTAGATAACTTACCTGGCTTTTTGTTTTAAGTTGTTTAAATACGCCTAAAACTGCGTCAAAATCATCATATACATAACCAGGCGCGTTCCAAATAGTTTCTATAAACTTTTGTACCTGAGCATTTGTTATAATTGTCGCGCCACCTTTACGCCAATAATTCGGGTTCCAGGGGCTTCCTGGGTTGCTTGTCTGTTCCTCAATTTCAAGTTCTGCTTCACTTTTAGATAAGCCCACGCCTTCCAATAACGGTTTAATTACTTTGGTATATCCAAAATAAACAACCACAAGCCCTATAATAAGGCTGCTATTATCTTTTAAAAAATTACTTTTGGCCATTATAACATAAATAGTAACGAACTTAGTTTTGCGCTTGACATTTCATTAAGTTTCCTTAAATGATCTATTGTTACGCCTTTGCTCATTAATGATCTTAAAATTTCTGTTGCTTCTGCTTCGTCGTCTATTCCGGCTATTGCTGTTGGT